AACGTAGGTTTCTGTGTATTCACCCATGTACAAAACTTGTCTGTATAGAACAAGTTGGAGAAATGTTCTTCAGGAATCTGACGACCGAGAAGATATCCTCGTGCAGGGTGTTCATTATTTAGTTGTTCGATACTTTGAAGTTCTCCCTTTTTCTTGAACTTCGGTTTTTCAAATTGAACGGGTTTAGGTTTGGGAACATACGAACCTTTGCCAGTAGTTCCATTCTTGTATCGCTCCATGATGTACTCGTCATGAAGGTCGGGAGCATTGTCCTTCAAGAAGTTAGGCAGAGTCCTCCCTACGCCGCAGTTGTGGCACTTGAATACCATATCCGTCTTGATACGAAAGAAGTACCCTCGTGCCTTGTTACGGTGCTTCTGAGAGTCACCACAGTAAGGACAGCGAAAGTTATATAAGTCTTCCTTCTTCCGAGCGAACTTTTCTAGTCGCCCCGAAAGAAGGTTCACATAATGAACATCAACAAAGTTAGACAATACGCTGGACTACCGCTGGGTCCATCATACTTGTCTTCTGGACTGGTGTCAAGGCGAATCCGATGTTTGGTAGGATTTGTAGTAATGTAACTGCAGTGGTAAGGACAGCACCAGCCATCCAAACCCATCTTTGTGCTTCTTCTATCTTTTTATTTTGCTCATAAAACTTTATTTTCACACCTTTATCAATATCAGCAACCTCTTCTTTCAATTCCTCCATCATTTTAAGGATGAGATTATCTGTTCGTTCACTCTCGGCAAGACGACTCTCGTGACGCTCTAGAATAATTGCCACCCTGTTACTATTTTCACTAATAGTCGCAACCGCTCTTTCAAGCTTATCGAGCATTTCTTTTGATAGGTCTTCATAGATGTCGAGTTTTGATTCAAGGACCGCTAATTTTTGAAGACCGAATGCCATTATTGATCCACCGTTGCTTGTGCGCCACCAACGCGCTGTTTATTCTTTAACATTTGAACCTTCTTCTGAAGTTGCTTTTGCATTTCAGCAGTCTTCAGTTGAACTTTTTTCTTTTCATTTGCAATCTGCTGCTGCGTCATCTGCTGCTGCATTTGCTTATCATCTTGCTCAGAAACATTACGCATATGCTTTGTGCGCTTGTCCATGAAGAATTTACCAGCTTCGGCAGGCATGATTCTTTCAAGTTTAATATCTGCTCTGTGTTGAGGAGCAACAATCATACGAAGTTTGCGAGCAAGTTCTGCTCCAGATGACGCATAGATAACGGTATCACCGAGTTCAGGAATAGTAACTTTATATTGAAGAAGAGCAGAACGTTGTTCTGTAGCTTCACCAAGACCAACATTAGTTACAGTCTCTTTCTTTTTCTTTAACTTCTTACGAAATTTCATGACAGGATCATAACCCGCATTAGGACCAGCGGCATCAGCACTACCACTAAAACCTCCAGTACCAGCAGTTGCGATTGTCATAGTCTCTCCAATTCTTCTTCTAAATCTTGGTCTGTATCCAAATCAGATAACATTCCTATAGGATATTTATTTAAATATAAAAGTACAGTCTTTAAAATACTCCAATACTCCCTCTCTAACTTAAAGAAAAGTAAGGGAGTTGCTGCTTCGCCAAATACATTATAAAGAATGATGAGATGATTAATAATAAGATGTGTCCTTAGTGGACCTCCACGAACATAACGCTTCAAGAGTCTTTTCAGATACTTGAAGCGTTTCATGTCTTCATCAAAATCCTCTCTGGTTACGCAGTGAGGATTTTCATAATGCTTTATGGCGAACAGAATGTAATTAGATTCATTCAGTTCGCTAAAGTTCATATGTTATCAGGCGGCATTAACGAGTCTCAGGGTTGCAGCATTAGAGATGACTTCCTCAGCACCCTTGCTGGTGGTAATCTTAACTCTGAACTGGATACCATCGTATGCAGCAACAGAATCATCTTCAGAACCAGGAGCACCCCACTTAGCAGTTGTAGTGTCAACCGAGAGAGTTGCACCAGTTACGGCAGTGTATGCTGCTCCATCAAGAGATGTAGTGAGATTGACCCAGCGAGTAGCACCAGGGAGCTTACGTTGCCACTGATAGTAAATAGTACCAGACTGATCGACTGTTGCGGTAACTCCGAAGGTTGTTACAGCACCAGAAGGAAGTTCCAGAGTCGTTGCACCATCGCCAACCGATACAGGTTGTGCAGAGATGGTGATAACTTCCAGAACGTCTGCTACCAGAGTATCATCAGCGTCGTCACCAGCAAGGAGTGCAGTGTTGCTTACGAATGCAATGTGCTCTGCCTTGTGACGGGTGTTGCCACCGCCATCAACGTGTGTACGATACTTCCACCAACCAGGACCAGTGATTCCACGAGTTTTGTTGGAAGCAACTGTAGCCTCGGTGTCGTCTACAAAGAGAAGTTCATAAGAAGCACTGTCGCCACCCTTAATGACGTACTCAGCAACTGCCTTAGGAGCAGTACGACGAACAGCATTTGCAGCACTAATAGTTCCAGACGATGCAACATAGTCTGTATGAAGTTCCAGAGTAAGACCGTCACTTGCTACGGATTTTACAATATAAGGAACAGTAGCGAGTTCTAAGATGTCACCAGCAACGATATAATCCGCTGTGGTGTCATCGTTGAAATCACCAGTAGTAGTAACAGTAGCGTCATTCTGGATGACCGCTACGTCAGTTAAAAATGCTTTCGCATCAATTTTTCCGAATACAGACATTGTTCTCCGAAGACGTTTTTCCTAATATTTATTTATAAAAATGGGGGCTTACGCCCCCAGTAAGTATCACGCTTCTTCGCGTGCTTCAAGTGCTGCCTTGACTTTCTCAAAAAGTTCGTCATCAGCAGTAGTCTTTGTTAGTTTAACTGCTTTACCCACAATCAGAAGGCACAGGTCGATGAGTTTCTCACCGAGTTCTGCGTCATCAGGAATCTTAGAGACAGCAGCATCTACAACTTTATATGCTAAAGGTAGCAGAAAGGATACCATGATTTTTACCTAAACAGGAGTATATCCTATATAGGCTCAATCTCTTGGCGAAGTGTGCTTTGCCATCGATTCAACTTCTTTCTTTTCTTTAGAAGTGTAACCATGCTTGACGACCCTAGAAACCTGACGATTGGTTTGTCTACGCTGAGTTTCAGCAGGAGTCTCCTTAGCACCAGGGACTTTCTTACCAGTACGCTTGGCACCAGGGAATTCTTTCTTGTGTGCTTTGTGCTCAGGGGTCTTGGCGATGTCAAGTTTCTTGCCAGTTTTCTTCTCGTGTGCATCGAGAACCTTCTGACGTGCTTTGACTTTTGCTAAAGATACTTGTGCATCTTCGGATCTACCTTCTTCAAGTTCAATCTCTTCAACATACTGAGAGCGATACTTGCCACCAGTTGCCTTATGAGTATCAGCAAGTTCTGCTGCTCTTGCGTCAGCATACTTTTTGCTCTTTACAGGTTTGCCAATCTTCTTCTCCTTCTTTCCATCAGGAGAACCCATTACTTGAAAAGGCATCTCGGCAAGGAACTGCCCAAAGGTCAAGAGAGTTTCGGTTTCTGCGATGCTTTGATTGCTTTCTTCTGAAACTTCTTCTTGACTGACATAGGCTGTTTCCTCTTTAGTAGTTTTCTTGGTTTTCTTTTTGATGGTAATGGATTTGTTTTTACCAGACTGACCACGAGTTGCTTCCGCTTCGTCATGGTCAAAGGTATCATCATCCATAGGGTCATAATATTTTGCTTCGGTGGCAACTTCTTTTTCACCACCTTCCTTCCTACGCTTCTTTTCACACTTCATACAATCACAGTCTTCACCGTGATTGTTTTCCATTTCAGTGATTTCAGATTGCTTAGGATTGATTTTGATTTTAGTTTTCTTCTCAGAAAGTGCTTTAAAACTCAGCATATCAACCTCCATAGTTATTCTGATGCTTGGGGTCTTGACCGATACGATCAAAACGCTCGCGCTCTTTCTTGGAAGTGATAGCACTTACAATCTTAGCAGACTTGTCTTGTGCAATCTTCTTTGCTCTACCTGTAGAAGATAAAGAAGTGCGAGCAAGATTTCCTGCACGACGATACATTCTGTTTTCTTTGTCGCGGTCAATCTCCTTGTAACCTTCTTCGATTACATTTTCAATCTCTTCAATGGAGAAGAGACCAGACTCATACAGATGTGCAATTTGCTCATACTCTTCACCAAGACGCTTAGCGAGTTTGTCACTACCGCTGGATACAGCACGAGCAGTTTTGCCAACTGCCTTCTTGATTCCTTTACCAACCAGTTTAGCAGCACTCTTGAGAGCACCACCAACAGCCTTGCGGGTAGAACCTTTTTCAGAAGACTTAGACTTCAGGATTCCAGGACCACTGGAACCAGAAGAACTGCTGCTTTCCCCGCCACCACCAGACTTAGAACCGCTATCAGAACTGCTGGAAGTTCCACGGGTAGACTTCAGAAGTGCATCTAACTTACCGTCAGTGCCATCGTCGTCAGAAGAAGTTTCTTTCTTTTTAGGAGGAGTCTTCTCCATAGAAGTACGTTTTGCTTTGATTCTTGCTGCTTCCTTCTCACCCTGATAGGTGCCTGCAACTTTACCAGCAGTAGAAACAGCAGCCTTACCTGCCTTACTAGCAGCACGACCTGCCATCTTAGCACCTGCCTTAACAGCACTACCAACTTTCTTAGCAGCACTCTTAGCAGCAGACTTCATACGCTCTACTCTGGAAGGACCAGAGGGAGCACTGGATTTTTCAGCAGCAGACTTCATTGCAGAACCAGTTTCAAGTCTATCCTTTGCCTGGTCTCTGCGACGCTGAGTCTCCTTGGGGTCAACTCTCTCAGAAATAACTTCCACTTCCTCAAGTGCTTCGCAGATTTCAATGAGGTCTTGGTCATCTTCAGCAACTTCAAGAATGATTTCTTCCATGAAGTCGATGAGCTCCTCATCGGTCATAGCATCAATCTCTTCACCAAGCATTGCCAACTCTTCCCATTCTGCATCAGAGAATGCAAATGCTTCATTCTTAGCACCAGACTTATGACGAGTTACACCTGCAGAATCAACATAGGTCTCTTTCTCACGTCTAGGAGTTACATAACCAACTCCAGGAACCGCACCCGTTTGTCCAGCATCTCTTGCAGCATTTCTTGCAGCTGCTCTTTGTGCTGCTCTCTTACGGTTGCGGTCATACTTAGCATCTTCGCCAAGAACTTCAGCATTCTTGTCGTAGTTGACGAAGTGCTCATGCTTCTCGGAGATTACAATCTCAAGTTCTTCGACGGGGACGTTTTCGTAAATCCATTCGCCATCGGTGATGTCGTAGTGAGTTACAGTGCCATCTTCCAGCAGAGTGTGCTGCTCAGGAATGGTTTCAAACTCTTCCTTAACGCCGCCATCGGGAGCATACTTGACAAGTTTTGCACAGTCATGACCTTTGGGTTTTGCTTTGCCACCCTTTTCGTCACGACCAACAGCACCAACAATAATGTCTGCTTTGGTTACTTTGTCATAAGGCACGGCATTATTAGCAAGATTGCCGTCTCCTTTTTTCTTTGCTTCATACATCTGCACTTGTTTCAGTGCATCTGACATATCTGGTAGGTCGTTGAGATTCATTTTACTAAGCGTCCTTGTCCTTTTTATTTATCTTGCGAATGAATTCACCTGGGGTGAGCTTCCTCATATAGTTAGCGAGTTTGTCTGTACCCATTTCCCCAGCAGGAGTAAAGTCAAAGAACTTAATATCATTTCTTTCAACTAAGTCTTTCAACCAAGAACGAAAAATACCATCACGCTCATCAATACTGATGACATAATTGCTACCACGACTAACGACTTTACTAATGATCCCCGTGTTAACATTTTCTACAAAGGTGCCAACCTTAAACATTTCATTTTCAAAGTATGCTTCACGCATTCCTCTGGGGTCCAACTTAGGAGCAATCTCATGAAGTTGGAATGATGCATCCGCAAAATCATCAAACTCTTCAACCTGCATTGCTGCACGAAGAAGCATGAATAACTTCTCAGCACCATCCTTGCCAAGTGCTTTAGGAATACCCTGCTGGAACGAATCAAAGTCTCCTTCTGCTGCTGCTTTACGCATCTTAGATGCAGACATTCCTTCTACACCTTCAGCATCAGGGTCGCGGTCACCCGCACTCACCACTTTGATTTCGTCGAATGTGTATAATTCCCCGTTATATTTCTGTGCGAGACTGTTGAACTCGCTAACCCTGTCGCCTCCCACCACAATGTTAACGCTGCTATAGCCGTCATTATCGAGGGCACCGAGAACATCAAAAATGGTACGCATGTCGCCATTATCAATAATCGCATTCGCGTGGTCTGGATATGCCATCCGCATATATTTAATTTTAGTCCCTGCGTCGAGCGGGTTCTTCTTAGGATCCTCCGACCTTGAGGGGTATATTCTATACTCTCCTCCATTTGATTTTGCCTCTCTTGCTACTTTTGCAAGAAGTTTTTCATGTCCAACAGTAGGTGGATTAAATCTTCCGAATGTAATAGATATTGCGCCTTGATCGACCTTACCCGTGCCATCTCCAGTTTCTTCTTCTCCATTCTGTTGAGTTGGCGCAGTGTCGGGATTCTTGGGGTCAACCTTTACAAGTTTTCCATCCTTAGACATATGTGTTACGTTGCCCGAAGCGTCGGCATAACGTCCGTAACCAATATGCTTAAGTTTTAAAGTCTGTGCAGCCTTTGCTGCGAAGGATTTTTCGGCTTCAGTTAGGAAAGCACTGAACTTTTTCATTCTACCAATTTTTATTAAGATTAAAGTTTGCTTTACTAAAAGTCAGTCGGTCTACGAGTTTGTAGGGATTATCAGAAACAGTTACGAAACCTTCATGTTGTGCAGGTTCCCCATCGATGTAACATTCAACTGTTCCATTAACGATAATCGCATCGAGTAGACGCTGTTTCAGTTGGAAGATTTTATGCCACACCTTAAAGGTAGACACATTAACCTCTTCCTTATATTTATCAGGTAACGAATTGTACATAACGGCAGCACTAGGTATCTCACCACTTCGAATGAAACTATTGATATGCTTTTTCAGTTCTGCAGAATGTGCAACCTTACAGAAGGGAATCATTGCAACAATCTCTGCAGCAAGTTTCCACCCAAACCAATAACCAATATAGGCATCATTCGTATTTACAAAGTACACATCATTAGTGGACTTCATCTTAACACCAAGTTTTGCCTCGGCATCAGGAGAAACTCTGCTATAACAAGTATGAGGAGCAAGAATTATTTCTTGAGTAATCTCGTGGGCAAAGTGATACTCCACAGTATTAGGATGAAAAACATTGCCCCCACCGACACCGATCCAATCAGCTTGGACAATACCACTGATGCGAGGAAGATAGCGATAACATAACCTAAGAATATCAGCAACATTACCTTTGTGATTCTTAGCAATGTCTTCATAGGAATAGTTAATCAGAACTTTCTTCTTATTAAAAACAGACTTGGTGCCAACGAAGAACTTACCATTCTCAGGATTAGTTCCAAAAACAATAGCAGGAGCACCGTCATACTTAATACTGATGTTCCACTTTGCTGTCATTGCTTCCTTGATAGCAGCAAGTGCTACGCGACGACCATCGAAGATGGAGTCCTCCAGATGCTCAAGGTGTTTGTTCGGCATTCATCCTCTGTCTATAAGACTATTATAGCAGAAAGGGGGTCCGCTTAGGACCCCCTGTGTGCCAGTTTAAATACTGAACATTCCCGCCTGTGCCTCCAAGTAATGTCTTGGATAGAATTTATAAACTTTCTTTCCACCAGATGTTCCACTAGCCACCTCAAGTTTATATCTAATCTGCATAATAAAATATTCTTTACCTTTCATCTTTTTACCATTTTCATCTGCCAAATAGATTTCAATCTTAGGGTCACCAGTTTTTTTCATTTCTACAGAAAATCTATGCCCCAGTAATACATTTCTAAATGCTCTGTCTGCTACTCTTGTTTTAACTCTTCCACTACCAGCAAACTTAACCAGTTCAGTTCTAACATTTCTTGAGAGACCATAGATGATGTAATCAGCAAACTTTCTTTTTACATCAGTCTCCCCTTCAGCATTTAATCCTTCTTCTAAAATTTCCTTCGCTTTATTATAAACTACTCTTGCAGCAGCTTTTAGATTATCTCCTCCACCAGTATTTTGAGCATCTTGTCTGCTAGTATATTTTTTAGTATAAACTTCTACGTCAAAAAAGTCATTAAGCTTTTTATCATACGCTTTTTTAGATGCACTAACGTTTATTCCCATTTCTGAGAAGATGTTATCAAATTTATCAAATCCTAAACCAGAGACTTGGTGAAATTGTTCACCACCAGTAACTTTTAAAGAATAATCGACATTCCTAAATTTTCTATCGGGATGCATGGGAGAATGCACTTCAATCTTTACATCTGCCTTTGTTCCTTTTTGGTCTTCTGTTCCTGCAGCAGTTACTTTAATTTCGTCTTGACGATTATTAATAGATAACCCTCTTGCCTGTGCATTAAGTCGTGAATGGGAGTTAGCAAATCTTACTGCACCATCACGCAAATCCGATACTTTTCCCCAGTTAGTTCTTACTTTTAAAAAGTCACTTGCTTTTTTTGGAATAGAAACACTAACAGTAACGGTATCAATCACCGCACTACCAACATCATTTACATTCTTCTTATATCCATCTTTCATCATTTCTCGCAAAACAGTATTGACATCAGATGCAGTTACTCTTGGAAGAGTTTTAGCACTTCTTTCTTTTGCCCTCTTTACAAATCTTGCTGCTACAGCAGCAGCGAAAAATGCTTCAAACAAATCTCCTCTGTTAGCATCAATCTTCTCTGCTGCCATCTTACTCTATAGGATCGTCAAGACTATTTAGATAATCCTTTTCATTCTGGTAGACTGTTTTCTGTCCTGACCATATCTGATACCCCTCAACAACATCAGGGATTAACCATTGGTCCACCCTATAGCAATACTTCCAGTTGGCAGGCTGAACACAGTTCAACACAACCACCTGGAAGAATGCTACTAGATGTATCCAGAGACTATACATAATTAAACCATCCAGTAGCAATATATTTTGTTTGTGTCTTACTGATAACTCCTTTGTGCATGTGTGTCCATGCTGCAGGAAATAACACAATTGTTCCAGTTTTTGCTGGTACAATTGTATTTTGATATGGATAGCATGTACCCCCTTCGTCAGTTACAGTATTCAAATACAAAGTCCATACTAGCATACGAGCATACTGATAATCACTAATTCCTCCTTGCTCACAATGAACTGATGGATATCCTTCTCCTGGAAAGTATCTTTGTAAATTATAAGCAGAGTAAATTGACCATTTATCAAGGTTGTCGAGGAGATAGTATTTTTGTTTGTATCTAGTAACACATTCTGATAATGCTGGCAATATTAAATTTGTTACATCATCATTATTACGGATATCCATATGGATATCCGTAGATATTTTTTCACCAAATTCAGACTTTCCTTTAATGTATAATTTATTATTTTTATCAAACCAAGAAATAATAAATTTGCAATCAGAGTCAGTTAATGAATCTGGATATTCTTCTATAAAATTATACGTCACCATCCTGTCGATTCTCAGAATAGTGAACATCAAACTCACCACCAGGATAACGGGACACAAGTTTGTCCACGTTCATTTCAATAACTTCCTCAAGGGAAACACCGAGACCAATACATGCTTGGGCAACATACCACATGATGTCACCTAATTCACGCTTAAGGTGAAACAGGTTTTCTTCATTCACGGGTTTACCTTGGAAAATAATCTTCTTCACAACTTCGGTGAACTCACCTGCCTCAGCAGACATTCCTACAGCAGCAGTAAGCAGTCGCTGGGTAGGAAATCCTTCCCTTTCCAGTTGGAAGAGACGGGCGGTAAAATGAGAATAGTCCTGACTTTCTTTCGACGTGACGGCATCGACGAATTCAACATACTTCTTAGGGTCAATCATACTTTAAGTCTTGGAATGTTTTCTTTGCTGTAAACTTTTTAACTAAATCGATTTGCTGTTCTTGAGAACCTTGACCAGAATCAACTAGGTCTTCTTGAGCAGAATCCTCTACATCATACAACCTCATCTTCGACCTGTCAATACCTACACAGAATCTTTTGTTAGAGGCAATATCATTATATCGGTTCTTGAGTTGCTTGACCATGATTTGATTCATGCCCTCAAGCTCCTCCGTGCTAATAAGGGCAAACATAAGATCAGCAGTAGCAGGGAGACCAAAGGATTCACTAGTGTCAGTAAGGTCAACATCAGTGCTACCGTAACCTGAACGAGTGGTCTGCGTAGCACTGATAATAGGAACATTACACTCCACAGCAAGACCCCGAAGTTCTTCTGCGATTGCCTTGACATAGGTGTAGGAGTTGACAATGCTGCCTTTATATCTCTGGGAAGCACAGATATTAAGGTAATCCACAAAGATAATATCGGGTCGAATAGACCGCTTAAGAGCAAGATCGCTAATAAGAGACTTAAAGTGTCCGACATGAGCAGAGGCAGTTGGGTACTCTTTAATAATTAGCTTACCTTGAGTCTTCTTAGAAAGGTTCGCAATCTTTTTGTCAAACATCAACTTAGGCAAATCACCTAGTTGTTGGATTGGAACGTTGAGAAGATTCGCATCAATGCGCTCTGCGATCTTCTCCTCCGCCATTTCCAATGTGATATAAAGGACGTTCTTACCCTGGAGGAGGGTAGCGGCAGCACAGTGGCACATAAACAAAGATTTGCCCACCCCAGTGCCAGCGAGTGCGATATTGAGAGTCTTGTTAGGGAGACCGCCCTTCGTAATCTTATTGAAGAACGAAAGGTCAAACGGGATTTTATCTTCTTTGCGATGGTAGAAATCATAGCGTGATTCTGCGTCCGAAACATAATCGTGTCCTACGTGTTGGTCGAATGATACTCCGAGTGCCTCAGAAAGAATCTGTGGAATGGCACCTTTATCACGTTTGGAATCCTGTCCATCAGCAATCTTGACACTCTCCATAAGCGATAGGTAGATTGCACGCTCTTGACACCACTTTTCCGTAGAATCAACGAGCCAGTCAAAGTCTGCGGTATCATTGGAAAGGACATTTAGGACTCCGATAATCTCTTTAAATTGTTCTTCAGTAAGGTCAGTTCGTTCCTGACACTCAATGCCAATAGCATTTAGCGAAGGCATTGCATCATACTGACTTACATACTCATGTATTTCGAGAAAGATAATCTTGTGCTCTCTTGCAGTAAAGTAATCAGACTTCAAAAAAGGAAGAACCTTACGAGTATACTTCTCATTATAAATGAGGTTACTGAGAATGGTTACTTCTAGGTTCATACGTAGTGCAGGTAAGTTCCGACGATGTACTTTTTGGATGTTAATGGTGGTAATCCAGCATGTCTCCACTGCCAGGTAGCAGGGAACAGAAGTATTCTACCACACTTTGGCGACACTGAATGGGTAAGTTTAGGAAAATTTGTTTCCCCACCAACCTCTACATCATTAAGATATAAAAAACAAACTAGAAATCTGCGAGCAGAGTTGTAGTTTCCAACATCAACATGGTCTTTGAATTGGTCGTAATCATTATTGTTGTACATCTTGATACGAAATTCTTCAAAAGCATACTTTGAAGGAAAATCTGGACCTAAGTCCAAATCTTTCATATACAATTCAATAGCATCAATAAAAGAGTTTTGTAGTTTTGCTTGGATAGACATCCAAACTTTATCATTTTCCAAATATTTTTTGGAAATATTCAACTCACTAAAAGAAGGTCTTTGTTCCCTATCGAAATATTCGAAGTCGGAGGAGTTGAAAGATTCAATTACAGTTTTACAAAAACCTTCTTCTAAGACACCATCATATACTCGAATAAAATCTTTAAGTTCAGTTCCCATAACGAAACTCCTTTGCTGCTGCTTCATCAAGTGCCTGCATTATTTCGGGCGTGAAGTATTTCTCGGGATCAGCGAGAATAGACTTAGGATAAACAGCAGATTCACCAATGACGATACGATTGCCCCGCTTCTCGAATACTCCGTACTTTTCACCCAGCTCCAGTAGTCCATAATACTTGTCCAGTCCACGGTCGTAATAAAGACGTGTTTCAACTTGAGAGTTCTCCTTAGTAAGACGAGACTTTGCTGCTTTACACTTAATGATATTACCTACAACCTCAGTACCATCCTTCTCCTTCTTCTTAGACAGATAGATGATAGTAGATGCTGCATACTTCAGACCAGAACCTCCGCCCATTTCCTTGGTGGGAATATAGGCACCAACAACATCATAGGTATGATTGGTCACGAGCAGAGGAACATTTGCCTTGCCCAGTTTCAGAGTCAGCACTCGGAAGATAGACTTCACAACCTGAGCACGAGTCATGTCACGAGTCTCTTTACCTGCCTCAGAGTCTTCAATCTCCTTAGAGGTGGACAGCATACCCAGAGAGTCAAGAACAAACATCATGGGTTGACGTTGCTCAGGTTTCTGTTCTAGATACTTGTCGAGAATCTTGATTGCTTGAGTACGAAACTCTTGCACAGTTGTAACAGGAACAATCATCATGCGCTGAGAATCGATACCTCGGTCCTCAATCATTTGACGAGAGATAGCAGACTCCGACTCAAAGTAGATTACCCCAGCATTGGGGTCAGACTCAAGAAAATGCTGGACAATCCCAAGGCAAAAGAAAGTCTTGCCAGTAGAAGACTCACCAGCGATAGCAGTGATTTTGTTTGAGGGGACTCCACCGTAGATTGAACCGCTAACCAGAGCATTGAAAATGTAACTACCAGTATCAATGAAGCCAGAAGTATCTCCTGCTGAGACACCATCACTAACAAGTCCTGCATATTCATTACCAATTTCCTTTACTATGTCTTGCAGAAAATTCACTCTTTGACCTCCAATAATGTTGTAATGTAATTAGAACGTTTCATGGCACGTTCAAACCATTGTGCTTCTTTCATGTCTTCAAAGATTTTCTCTTCTCTGGGAGAAAATCCAAATGCATTTTGATACGAAACAATGAACTTTACTTTATTCATCCAAATAGAAACTCCAGTGATGCTACTTTTTCTGCTTGCCATCCAATCGTGTCCATGATTACTTTGATAGGTTCCAAGAACGACTTTTCAAATTGTAAATCATAATCCACCTGTCTGTCAAGACCAAACTCTTTTGGGAATGTTCCCAGATAACTGATAACATTCTCGTTAATTTTATTGGGGGTCTTAAGATAAACAAACTTAATCTTTTCACCATCTTGAATCAACGGATACTTATGAGTAAGTTTGTGTTTCTTGTTGTAGAAGTTGTACAACAATGCACCGCGAACATGAATAGGTGTACCTTTACTATAGATGGTCGCAGGAAGATTGGACCACTTATTTATTCCATTACACCCTCGGGGGAAAGAAATATCTTCGACTGGTAACGAAGAAAACTCATCTCGGAAATCTGCAATAAATTTTTGTGCTGATTCCTCATCCTGATTCATGATAACCTTCATACACTCCTTAATAGCAGTGCGACAAGCAGCAGGAGTAGAAGATTTGACTGCTTCCAAACCCATGATTTTAAGTTTGGGTTCAGCATATTGAACACCCTCACTGTTCCATACATTGAGGATGTATCGCTTCTTAGCAGTCCAGAGTCCTTTGTTGGCAATGTTCTCTCGCTTCATCTGCATCTTCTGTTCATAAGCACCTACGTATTCCGCCAACGCTTCATAAGAACGATCAATATGTTTTTCAAGTTCCATCTGACACACCTTGTCAAGGAACTTAACGATGCTAACATCAGTTTTCTCTCGCCCTCCGTATACAGAATCAACAAGAGGACCCAGATTAAGATAGATACTGTCAGTATCTGAGGCAATGACATAATCTTCTCCGTCAGTTTTTAGTACCTTATTCAGGTACTGATTCATTTTGTTCTCAATCCAACGAATCGAGACTTGACCCGAGAGAGTGATTGCCTCAGCATTTGCCAGATTGTAATATCGGAAGTATTGGTTTCCGATGGCACCATAGGCAGAGTTGAGTTGGATCTTCCTTGCCATTTGGATGTTGTTGAACTTTGATATATCTTTTTGTAGTGCCAAGGTCTCTGCAGATGTCTTGGCATGTTCAAGGGATTGCTTTGCGGCAAGCATCCTCTTTTTGTAAATTGTTCGTTCATCATAAATCTTCTGCATCATTTCAGGTAGGAACCCATGAATATCTTTTCGATACTGGGCACCATTAGCACAGACACAATACTCACCATTGATGTCTAATGACTCTGTAAGAATCTTATCAACTGTTGCCGTTGGATGCCTCTGGTCAACAAGTGTCTCTGGCGAGATGTTGTACTGCATAATAAGGTGAGGGTACAGACTATTAAGGTCAAAAGATACAACCCAATCATACTTTCCAGGAATCGGTTCCTTGACGTATGCTCCTGCATATTTTTCATCCTTCTTAGCACCTTTGCGAGGGGGCACAACAATGTTACGCTCACTAAGATAGTTATAAATCATCGTGTCCCACATACGGACCTGACTATACACATCTTCAAAGTTCACCTTAGCATCATAGCTCATGGTGATAGCAAGTTCAAGCAACTTCATCTTATCTTCCAATCGGTCAATAAGTTCAACGTCTTGGATGTTGTACTCCATGAACTTCTGCCAATCACGAGTATAGAAGTCTTTGAAGTTTTCGTACTCGCTATGGTCTACCTTTCTTTGTCCGAGTTCAACGAAGGCAATATGGTCGAGACGATAAGACTCTTGGTTTGAATATGTAAACTTACGATAAAGATCCAGATAGTCAAGGATGTTAACACCAGAGATATCGTAAGCATAATTTTTGCGTCCTTGGACATAAACTTCCCTCTCATTTGCACGATTCCAAGGGGACAGACTCTTCATCCATTTTTCCCCAAGCACACGATTAACCCGACGAGCAATGTAAGGAACGTCATACAAGTTCACGTTCCAACCCGTCAGGATATCAGGAGTATTTTCTACCCACCATCCAATAAAATGGTTGAGCATTTCACGTTCAGTCCAGAAGATATGAGTCTCCACATCCTTAGGTGCTTCAAACTCACGAGTTGCCCAGCAGTAATACTGCTTGGTCACCATGTCTTTGATGGTGATAGACAACATTTCTTCTGCTGCTTCTTCTACATTAGGAAATCCATTTTCACACTGGACCTCAATGTCCATTGCAAAAATTTTCATCTGACTAATAGTATAGTCTACTTCGTCAGGGAACTCCTGTGAAATAAACTGGTATACGAATCTCTCATATCCATGTACTTTAAATCCTTCTACTCCCTCATACTGGGCAATAAATTCCCGTGCTTCCCTGGCAGTTTCAAACTTAAGGGGTTTAACATAATCGCCAGTTAGGGTTTTATACTTCTCCTGTTTGTTAGAAGAAACAAAAAGAGTAGGACTAAAATGGGTACGAGATTGGACTTTTTGCCCATTCTCATACCCACGGTAAAGGATAGTATTGCCAGCGAGTTGTACGTTTGTATAAAAACGGCTCATTGAGATTCGTACTTCTCCAACAACTTTGGTGTCGGATCCAGTATAGTCAAAATTACCTCGGATGTCAAGAACAAATCTCGCTGTTCCGAGTAACGAGGGAAGGGTCGAATTTCCTCGTCACCAAATACTTCTACACATTTTTCAATGAGAATACTTGGTTCTTCATCAAGTTCAGTTACAGAACCTAGAAGATATTCACTCCTGTCCTTCAGAAGAATCAGTTTGACGTTTTCCATTAATTTTTGCCTCTACTAGTTCAGTGTACTTTTCAACAACTTGGTCATGTGTTTCGTATGCAGATACTACCTCATCAATTCTGAAGAAGATGTGGTCATGCTTACACAGTGGCAACCAAGGTTCCATAACAATTTCTGGTTCATTCAGTTTGTGAATTCCATCTTCATCTCCAGACTGGATATTAAGTTCCATTCCAGAATTAATCCAGATAGAATATGGATGCCTCAGTTGGTATGCAACGGGAGTCTTATTCTCCTCACCTTCAGCATTTGAAGTTACCTCATAAATGTCAGAGATAATATCTTCACCGTTTTTTAGTCTTACGATTCTTACGCTCATAATTCCTCCTTTCAATTTCTAGTACTGCTTCCTTAATAATGTCTTTAAGGATTTTGTCTTCGTCAATATTCTTTTGTTCTGCGATAGGTCTAACATATCGTAGAAGTTCATCAGTATAAGATGCTGGGACTTCTACTGTCAAGAGGTCAGTATCGCCATCAAAATTATTCGGTTTTAAGTTTACATAGACGTTCATGTTACCATGCCCACGATACAAAGGAATAGCGAGTGCCCTTTGTCACTCTTTTGACTTCATGGGGATAGAGAAAGATTGATGGAAAAACGATTACATGACCCTTCTTCATTTCAATATCTTCCTCAGATAGGAAAAAATTTCCTCCCTCAAAATCATCATTCAACAACCCAACAGCAGTGCAGATTGGTATTCCCTTTCGTTCACCATCAAATATGTCCTTATTGTGGTCATGGTGGGAACGAAGATATGAACCTTCTGGGTATCTACTTATTCTTGGAGGAGTAAATTCGACTAGACCAATGCTAAAATGCTCAGAATAATCTTTAAAAACTTTTCCACAGATGTCAAACACTAGATTGTTTTCTGGAAAAAGAATTTCTGTATTGTCGTCTTCGGCGTGATGAGTTTCTCCATCATTGTGACCCCATTCATGTTTCTCCCACTCGTAAGTAGAATATTCTCGAACTACAGAATCACAGAAGTTGTCATCTTCAATATCGTACAAACGTACATAATCTAAAAGACTCATTTTACTCCTCAAACAAAAAGAGACCCGAAGGTCTCTTTGGTTGTATACTATGTATACACTAATCAAAGTCAGAGATAATCCTCTCACACTTTTCAATATTCTTTTTGCAGAAGTTACGAACGTAACTATCAGCATCAAGACTCATAGTGTAGTGAGCGTGAGTATGCATAGATTGAATAATAAAAAGAAAACCTACCACCAACACATTAAAATGAGTGACAGGATGACGCAGGATTTGTTTAATCTTGGATGTCATAAATTTTAAGTTTTTGGTGGTCAGGAATAATCTTCTGTAATTCTATCACAAGCATCCCATTATTAAAAGTCACTGTTCCAAGTTCAACATCATCACTCAAGTTGAATCCTCTGGCGAAAGTCCGAGTAGCAACGCCCCGATGCATGTACTCTTCTTCTCCTTTAGACTTCGCCGCCTTAGACCTGACTAGGAGGACGTTAGATTCTGTAGAGACTTCAATCTCGTCCTTACCCCAACCAGCAAGTGCCATTTCAATCCTCCACTTCACCTCAGATTCTTTCACGAGGTTGTATGGAGGATATGCTTCGTTAACAGAACCCATTCCATAAGAATGCAGTCTGTAGAAAATGTCGTCCAGTCCGACGCTGTATCTTTCTGCAGCGTCAACGATGGCACCCAAATCTTTGGTGCCGAACTTTCTAAGTCCAGTCATTTGTTATGCTCCTTTAAAAGCGAGTTTGATTGTGTGAACCCCGAAGGCATTCAGTATTATTTAATAGTAATACCTAGAAACACATTGTCAAGTAAACCGAATATAGATGTAAAGTTTCCCCAACCTACATATAGATAGGACTCCTAATCGATGGAAAAATGCGTAAACTTCTTCCTATCGTAATGATTTTGATGGCAACCCCTGCATACGCTGGTGGTCTTGTTACTAAGCACGCCTCTTCGGTCCAACTTACTGTTGATGCTGCTCGCTCTACTGCTGTAAGAATTGGTGGTAGTTATTCTGCCTCTGGTTCTAACATCACGGCAGGCACGATGGGTGGCGTTTCCACTGGTGCTGGCACATACACTGTCACTACATCTGGACAAAATTGGTCGTTGACTGAAACTTACAACGCAGCAGATAGTGTACCTGCCTCTGCTGTTAGCACAGGTGATGTTCCTAACTTCGGCAATCTTACCTCTTATGCTGCTGGTTCTGCTGGCACTCTAGCTGGCACAATCACAAGTGGTCACGGTATGACACTGACTGCTGGTGGAGCAGGTTCTGTTGCGACAGGACAATTCGTCTCTGAGATTACTGTTATTGATTAACACTATATAATCATGAAGAGATTAATCTTGGTGGCATTCTTAATGGGGACACCAGCAATGGCAGTCCCCGTTGTACCTAACTTCACTCAGGGGTCAATGACCAGCCACACTGAGACAACACAAAAGATAACAGAAACCATCAACTCGATGGACTATAACACAGGGTATCAATACTCTGTGACAGGGAGTGGAATTACAGCATCAGGTTCTTTACAACCAGGCACAGGTGCTAACAATGTAACTATAGACGGTGTGACATCATCATGGACAGGACTAACAAGCAGACCGAACTTTACACAGACAACTCCAGGGAGAGCGTTTCAGTTCACAGAAACTTACCAAGGTCCAGGTCTCAGCAATCAAACAATTATTCAAAGGACCACAGAGGTCACAAGTATCACAGATACTACAAGTATCTTCTCGCAATAGGACTTAATTTTGTTTTCCCAATTCAAGCATATGCTGAAGTCGGGGGTGTTAGTGCTACAGCTGCTCCCGTTGCTAATTCTTCAGGCTCTGTTACAAATCAGGCAATCCAAGTTTTACAAGGACCCTACATTACAAACACCTATGGGGCTGGGATCCAGTGTCAGGGACCAACAATGAATATCACACCGTATGTGACAGGTAGTGCTTCTGCTACTAAACCATACGAACCATATTATAATGACCCTGTATATGACATGCGTGACCTAGATGATGATGGAGCACCTGACAATCCTGGTTCAGTTTTGTATCGTGTCCCCGTAAGAACAGGACAGAAAGATAATTACAACCTGGGTGTTGGTTTCTCTGCTACATGGTCTCGTCCTCTTGATAAGAAACTACAGGACCAATGTAAAGAAGCAGCTGCTGCTAACATCGCTTTGATGCAACAGACAACTGCTAATAAGAGATTGGATTTTGAGATTGCTAGACTTAAGAACTGTGGTGAGTTAATTCAAAAAGGAATTATGTTCCATCCAAAGAGTCCATACTATTCAGTATGTGCTGATGTAGTGGTAATGAACAAGAACAAGATTGCTCCACACATTCATTCTATTCCTGCACCAGTATCAACCAAAGCAGAAGACTTAGGTGGTCCTATTCAAACACAGGATTAACTTTATAATGATATTGGTTTCTCATACGTTTTAGAACATTGGGGTCATTACCATAATACCCCATGTTCATGTATACACAATCTAAATATCGCAAGTCTTCACGGTCTGCATCTAGTGTATAGGAATCGCAGTAGTACAAAATCTCCTGAGGGACTTGCACTTGTTCGTAATCGTACTCAATGTAATAAGGTACAGTCATTTCAGTTTTGCCCATTCAGTAATATTGGGGTCATTACCCTCATAAGAGTAATTTACATACAGATTGTCACCACCGATGTTAAGGTGATACATCTTACCATCGGCAAGATAGATTCCCAACCATACAGCACGACCTTCTTCCATGGTCTCATAGTGTAGCATCTTCACATTCTCTAGTACAATCTCGTCTGGATTCTTCACAAATTTACTCACCTTTCACCACCTCATTCCATGCTTCTTTATACTTACGGTCCCAGTTGTCAGTATATACTGGAAGGAAAGCATTGAGAGCATGAGCAATATCATGGGCAGCATCCATACGGTTGTTGTCCATTGCTTCATTCAGTTCTTCTAGCATGAAACTAATAGCGTTTATGTTATTAAATGAATCTTGCAGTTGATTCATCACATCCCAGTTCTTACTAATCATCATGCTACTCCGTTTGCACTATCAGCAAGTGCTTCCATGTCAGAATGCCCCCATGGCGGCATATTATCTTCAGGCACTGTGCCCATAGGACCTTTTTTTAGTCGGTTCCATTCTTCATCACGCTTCACCCACTCTTTGAACTTCTCATCAAGGTCTTCATCCATGGTCAGTTCAAACTCTTTACAGACTTTACGCTGGTCATCTTCTCGTGTCCAATCATTGAAAACAAGGGACATAGCACCAGAGCGAATAGATTCAGGTGCCATACCTACACAGAGTAGAAACTTTTCAAAAAGTTTGAAATACTGTTTGGCGTTAAGGTCTGCTGCTGGTGCAGTGATAAGATAATGCTCTTCGGGGATGAAGTCATCATCACCAATACTAGAACCAAACCCACGATTATAATCATGAGTGTAGGTAGCATCAAACTTGAATTGAACTTCTGCTTCGTAAGTCATAGTTGCGGTTTTTTCACAGGTTGCATAGGTTGACGTGGTAGTAGATTCCAAGGGTCTTCTACATACTCATCTCGATTTCTCCACTCCATAATAGCATTGACGAGATCAATAATGGTAGGGTTCTTATCTAGATATTCACCATCACGATCTACTGGTGCTGGATTATTACAGAATACTTCATCCCACCAGTCAGATACAATGTCATACAGTTCTTGTTGTTCTTCAGTCATCGATAGTCACCTGATTTGTAACGACGATGTAGTAGAGATAATCAAAAAGTTTCATTTTAAATAGTACGCTTTGTAATCGCAGTTGTAACGGTCAATGTATTTTTGAGCATGTTGCTCACACTGAAACCAACAGGTTTTGTTTTCTGTTTTGTCCTCTAGTCTAATAGGAAATGTTTCATAATAAGGAAACAACTCAACCTTCCCAGAGGCGGTCAGTTTCAGTAGGGAATCCACCTTCTTTGAGGGGCGGGAGTTCCCAGAAGGTTTCTTCGTTTGTTGCTTGGATGTAGTCGGAGTCTTCTTGCTCCGTGATGTCGTCGCCTTCCCAGAAGTCTTCGTAGTCTTCCTCGGTTGCTTCGGAGACGTTGCTAGCATCTCCAAGTTCTTTTCTAAATTTGCTTGCGTTTTTACCGATGTATTCTTCCTGCGACTTTTCGAGACCGAGACGGTAGTTGAAGAAGTCGATGAAGTCTTGCTTCGTCCAGTCGTTGAGGATGCTTTCTTGGGGGTCGTTTTCGTCCCAGTCGATCGTGAACGAACCGTCGTCGTTTTCTGTGACATTAATCATTTCGGTTTCAGGGTTTGCCTTAATACCATTATAGCACGATTTCGGTCCCTTTGCTCGTTTCTACGCTCAGCAATGGACAGTATGGGAACTGTCTTCCCCCTGATAGCAGCAATCTTCTTCATTACTTTCTTGACCGTTGGTTTGATAACCTTGAGTAGGATATCTGCCAGCGGTTTTGCCATAAGTGCTGATGCTGTTGCTACTACAGCAATACTTGAGGTAGTTACTACAACGCCAGCAGCAGGAAGACCAGCAACAATCTGCTCTGGTAGAGGCACTGCTTCTGTTATCTGAATACACTGGTTGCCAACTAACTGATAGTCAGTAACTTTCTTTCTAAACCCCTCAATGTATGTGCCGACAGGTTCCTTCGCTGCTTGTGCTGGTGTGGGACAGTCCACCTTAGCAGTAGCAGCGGGAGTTTTAGGTATCGGTAGGTCTGGTGCTTCGGGAGCTTTAGGTTGCCTTGTATCTACTCCCGAAGGTCTTGTAGGAAC